CTGCAACAAGTTCTGGAGATGCCCAATATGCTTCCGGAGGAGGGGGTTCTTCTAGTATTATTGTTCCATCAATTAGTAGTTCGCCATGTATGTATGCAGGAGGTGGCGGCGGAGGAGGTTCAGTTAATGGTTTTTCTTTAGATAATGGAGGACCAGGTGGCGGATTAGTAGGAGGATCGGCAGCATCAAATCGATATACAACTGGTATTGGTTCAAGTGGTAATGTTGGTCAAGGTGGTACTCAATCCTCAGGAGGTGCTGCAACTACGGGAAATCAAACCTCAGGTGGCGCTGGATCATTAGGTCAAGGTGGTACGCATCAAAGTGTTAATTCTTATGGTGGAGGGGGCGGTGGTGGATATTATGGTGGAAGTTCCGGTTGTTACACAAATAGTTCGATGGGCGGAGGAGGTGGAGGATCAGGTTATTTACACCCAAGTTTAATTATGGCAGCAACTTATACGGGATCAGCAAGACAACCTCCATTTTTTTTCGATCCTGATTTAACACAAGATGGTTTATATTGGTACGGCCATGGAGGCGATGAAGCATGTTATGGTGGTAATGGAGTTATTGTATTTTACTATTAGGATAATACACGCAGATAATCCAGAACTATTTGTTATAACAGTTTTAGTCCAAAATGATAATGGTACTTGGACTCAAAGTCGTTCTGATAGCAATGGTGATCCACTGGTTAATAATTAAATATATTCTATACCTCCAATAGCATAAATACCTGATTAGGAGATTTATATGGCTACAATAACCAACAGAACCGACTTTACAAACTACTGCCTTCGTAGATTAGGTTTTCCTGTCATTGATATCAATGTAGATGATGACCAAGTCCAAGACCGTATTGACGATGCTTTACAATATTGGCAAGATTACCATTTTGATGGTCTACAAAAAGTTTATTGGATTAAAGTATTAAACCAAACTGATATTAATAATCAATATCTTGATGCTACTACAGCACAAGATGGCAATGGTAATACTTTAGAAATTGCTGGTATCTCTCGTATATTTCCACTTTCCGATTCACAGGCAACTATTGATATGTTTGATTTAAGATATCAATTGAGATTAAACGAGCTATACGACTTCACCTCTGCGTCCTATATCAATTATACTTTAACACAACAACATTTACGTTCATTGGAAATCCAATTCACTGGAGAAGTTCCTATTCGCTTCCAAAGACATATGCAAAGATTGTATATCGATTGGGCGTGGGGAGATTTAGAAGCGCCAGTAGGTCAAGTGGTAGTTGCCGAAGCTTATGCATTAATTGACCCATCAATTTATAATTTGGTATGGAATGACCGTTGGTTAAAAGAATATGCCACTTGTTTAATTAAACGAACATGGGGAAATAACTTATCTAAATTTGCCGGTTTACAATTACCAGGCGGTGTTACGTTAGATGGTAAACAAATTTACAATGAAGCCTGTGATGAAATTGAAAGACTAGAAAAAGAAATGGAAACAAATTACGGTGCACCTTTAGAATGGTTCATGAACTAATATGGCAACATCTCATTATTTTAATAACTATGGCTCAACAAACGAACAGAGAGTCATAGAAGATTTAATCGTTGAATCCATTAAAATAATGGGTTTTGATGCTTATTATTTGCCTAACACAAATGACCAAGCAAGAGATTTATTATATGGTGAAGATCCACTCAAGAAATTTACAACAGCATTTCAACTAGAATTATATCTTTCTAACTCAACTGAATATATGGGTGAAAAAGAATTCTTTTCTAAATTTGGCCTTGAAATTAAAAACAATGTTAATGTGATTGTGTCTAAAAGAACATTTACTCAAAGAGTTCCACAAAATACATTTACAAGACCTCGTGAAGGTGATTTAATTTATATTCCATTCTTAAATGGAACTGGTGAAATCTTTGAAATTAAATTTACTAATCAAACAAAAGATTTCTTTATGTTAGGTAGAAAAGTACCTTACTTCTATGAATTAGAACTTGAGAAATTTAAATTCTCTAATGAAGTTATACAAACAGGCAAACCAGACATTGATGTTATTACTGCACAAGATTCATATACTCTAACACTTAATACTGGTGCAGGTTCTGGTACATTCTTAATACCAGAAATTGTATTTCAATCAACAGATAACACTTTTGCAAATGCAACATCATCAGCTACTGTGCAATCATGGATACCAAAATCTAATGCTTTAACTGTTTCAAATATTATTGGTGACTTCGTTGATGGTAAAACTATTAGAGGTCAGACAAGTAATGCTCACTATATATTAACATCATTTAATCCATTACAAAGTGCTTCACCTAATGACCAATACGACAATAACTTTATAAGCACTCAAGGCATTTCAATTACTGATTTTTCTGAATCTAATCCGTTTGGAAGTATATAATGGCAAACACATATTACAATAGAATAATTCGCAAGCTTGTTATAGGTTTTGGAAATATATTTGATAACATCACTCTTGTTCGTTACAATCAAGACTTATCTGAACAAGAGAGATTTATTGTTCCTATTTCTTATGCACCAAAAGAACGCTATGTTATGCGTTTACAAGGTGATCCAAATCTAAACAAAAAAGTGCAAATCACTTTACCTAGATTATCTTTTGAGATGACAGGTATGGCTTATGACGCAACAAGAAAGCAAAACACTAATTGGAAAACATTTACACAAACACCTAATGGTGTATCATCACAATATAATCCTGTTCCATATAACTTTAACTTCTCACTTTATTTGTATGTAAGAAATATTGAAGATGGAACACAAGTCATTGAACATATTTTACCATACTTTACGCCAGACTATACAGTCAAACTCAATTTAATTCCTGAAATGGGTATTGTTAAAGAGGTGCCAATTGTTTTAGATAGTGTTACACAAGATATTACTTACGAAGGCGAAAGAGATAATGATACTCGATTAATTATTTGGACTCTTAATTTTACAGTCAAAGGATTTATTTTTGGTGGTGTCACTCAAAATAATAATATTATCAAAACTTCTATTACAAATGTATTAAATAATATTAACACTAATGATTCTGTTCAGTTTAATATGGGTGCTAACTCAGGAGTAGGAAATTATTTAATTGGTGAATATGTTTATCAAGGATATTCTCCTACGAGTTCTTCAGCTTCAGGTAAAGTAGTAGATTGGGCTTCTAATAAATTAACATTATCAGATATATCCGGTAATTTCATATCATCTCAACCTATCATTGGTGTTCAAACAAACGCTAGTTGGACATTTGTATCTTATCAAGAACCAATTATTAAATATGCACAAATTGTTGTTACGCCTAGCCCAAATACTGCCACGGCTAATGATAAATACACATATGCAACTTCAATAAAAGAAGAACCTAATAAGTTCAATTATTAATTTAAGGCTTTAAAATGGCAAAGACCCTACAATTTAAACGATATTCAACTTCACAATTAGGCAGTATAGCTGGTGCTCAAGGTGAATTAATTGTTGATACCAATCAATATACAATTTCTGTTCATGACGGAATAACTCAAGGCGGTAACACCTATTTAGCAACTCAAAGTCAATTAAATGCTAATACCACTTTCTTACAAAATGAAATATCATCAAACACTCTTTATTTTAATGCTGTAAATAATTATCAAAATACGTTAATTCGTTCAGCTGTATCAAATACTGGCCCACAATTAATATCTGGCAATTTATACATATCAAATACGACAGCATCTACATCAAATACAACAGGTGCATTAGTTGTTTCTGGTGGTATTGGTGTTGGTGGTAATGTATTCATTGGAGGTTCTTTATCTGTAGCAGGTAATACTGTTATTGAAAATACTTACATCAATAATGTGTTTATGAACACTACTGATACATTAGTTATTTCAAATACAACTCCTTCAATATCAACTGGTACAGGTGCATTACAAATTTTAGGTGGTGCAGGTATTGCTGGAAATATTAATATTGGTGGTGCAAATTCTTCTTTTGCTGGTAATGTTAGTGTTACTGGAACAATTTATCAAAATGGTATAACTATACCAACATTAACAACAATATTAACATATAGTTTGGCGTTTTAATATATAAATAGTTCACTAAGGAATAAAATATGAAAATTTTAAGCACGTTTAGACCCGTATTCACACCAGGAAATGCTGGTGCCGGTACTCTAGACTTTACAGCATTTCCTAATTTCTCAATTAATAAGTTATATGCTGTCATTGATACAACACAAAATACGCCAATTTATGTTCCTGGTGCTCCAGGTTTAGGTGCAACGGCAATTACAACACCTTCAGGCGGAACGATTTTAACTCTTGCAGCTAATACTTCATCTTACTCTACTACAGATGTTATAAATGTTTATTATGATGCTTCTAATGTGCCAACAGAATTAAATATTCTACAAGAACGTAATGGTAATTTAGATAAACTTATTGAGGTTCAAACTAATATATTGATTGAACTTCGTATATTAAATGAGTTAATGGTGAATGGTTTCAACTTAACTGATGATTTAGCTCAGTTACGTTCAGATTTTAGTAATATATCAAATGATTTTAGCTCACAAACACCATAATAAATAAATGTTTGGTTGCTAATTTACATAAATAATAAAATAGGTAGTATATAAATAGAATTTGAAGTCTAGTTAATTTAATTAAATAAAGGAATAAAAAATGTTAATACAAGGACAAGTCGGACCGTCATCTACCCAGTCAGTTCAACCAGGTTCTACACCTGCTGTTCGTTTGGGCCAACAAGGTGACTTAATTGCAAGTGAATTGCACGGTCGTTTTTATGAGCAAACATATCGTGGTGCATCTTTCAGAACAGGCACTACTGCAACTGTTACTGCAACATCCAACCATGGTACAACTAACGGTTTAAATACAACATTAGCAACTGCTGCAGCTGCAACTCCAATGTTAGGTATTTGGAATCCACCAACAAGTTCAGTAAACGTTGTTTTAACTCAAGCTACATTAGCTACATTTATCTCAACAGCAACATCACCTAACCCATTTTCATCACTAGTTTGGGCTGTATCTTTAGGTAATAACGTAATTACAACAGGTCTTACTCCATGGAATAGCAAAACATTACTTCAATCTGGTTCACAAGTTAAAGGTTTTGCAGGTTCTACAGCATTAACTGGTTTAACAAACATCTTTACAGCAATTGAAAATGCTGACTTCTCTTCAGGCGGTTCAGTTCAATATGGTACTGTTGCTACAACTGCTTTAATGCCTTCTTACATTTCTACACAAAACTTTGACGGTCAATTGATTGTTCCACCTGGTGCTGTTTTAGCTCTCTATAACACATCACAAACAACAACAATGAACTTTACTGGTCGTCTATTATGGGAAGAAGTTCCATTATAAGATAGTAATACTTCATAAAAAGAGACCACTTCGGTGGTCTTTTTTTTATCTCCAGAGAATACATAAATAAGACATATGAGCAACTTTGAGAAATCTATGGAAGAAATATTTGACGTGAATCCTTTACCTGAGGAACCTAAAAAAGTTCCTGTGGAGAATAAGACATGGCCTATAACACCAGCCTCTCCACCAAACCTTGACGAAGACTTAACAACAGCGTATAATCAGTCTAAAGATAATCTACAAGATATCATTGACCAAGGTAAAGAGGCAATGGAAGATATACTCAAGATTGCAAAAGAATCAGAGCATCCAAGAGCATTTGAAGTTTTTGGTGGTATACTAAAAAATGTTGTAGAGGCAAATAAAGAATTGATTGCCATGCAAAAACAAATGCGAGAGATGGATAAGAAAAAAGAAGTTAATAATACCAACATTGATAAAGCTATTTTTGTTGGTTCAACGGCAGAGTTGTCAAAAATAATTCAAGGCAAAAATGATTAAGTTTAAACAATTTATTTCAGAGGAAGCACTTGTTGCTAGAAAAGATGCGTCATCTAAAACACTTCATGCATTTGATATGGATGAAACTTTATTTCATCACGACCATTCTAAAGTTAAAGTTCATGTATTAAACAAACAAGGCGATAGAGTTCAATCTCTAACCAATCAAGAATTTAATACTCATAAATTACCACCAGGTCATTCATATGATTTTTCTGAATTTAGGTCTACACATATATTCAAACAATCAGCTCATCCAATTCATAAGATGATTCGTAAATTAAAAGCAATCCATAAAAATAATAAGAATGTTGAGATTGTTACAGCTCGTTCAGACATGGATGATAAAGTAGGATTTATGCATGCTCTTAAACAACATGGTATTGATCCAAAAGAAATTCATGTGAGACGTGCTGGTAATTTACCAGGTAAACCAGGCGAAGTAAAAAGAAAAGTGATTGGTGATTTAATTAAAAAAAATGGTTATAAAAAAGTTCATTTATATGATGATTCTGAACCAAATTTAAATCATTTCTTATCATTAAAACAAGACCATCCAGATGTTGAGTTACACGCTCACCATATTCACCACAATCCAGAAACTAATGAAACAAAAATAAAAACTCGAATAATTAAATAATGAGCTCTGATGCCTATCGTGATAACCCACTTCTAAAAAAAGTTGGTGTTAATGTTCAGTATACACAGGAACAAATTGATGAATATATCAAATGTGCCAAAGACCCCGTATACTTTACCAAATACATTAAGATTATTACTCTTGATGAAGGCCTAACACAATTTAATCTCTACGATTTTCAAAAGGAAATGATTCAGACTTTCCATGATAATCGTTTCGTAATCACAAAATGTCCTCGTCAGGTTGGTAAAACAACTACTACAATTGCATACTTGTTATGGGTCGTATTATTTCAAGACTCACAAAATATTGCTATTCTTGCTAATAGAGGTCAAACTGCTCGTGACATTCTTGCTAAATTACAATTAGCTTATGAAAATCTTCCACAATGGTTGCAACAAGGTGTTGTAACATGGAATAAAGGTTATATTGAATTAGAGAACGGCTCAAAAATAACTGCGTCATCTACATCAAGTTCAGCAGCTCGTTCTGGTTCTTTCAATATTGTATTCCTTGACGAGTTTGCTTTCGTGCCTACTAATATTGCATACGAGTTCTTTACATCAGTTTATCCTGTAATTACTGCTGGTACAAAGACAAAGATTATTATCGTATCAACACCTAACGGTATGAATCTGTTCTATAAGATTTGGACAGATGCAGTTAATAAAAGAAACAATTATACTCCATTTGAAATTCATTGGTCAATGGTACCAGGCCGTGATGAAAAATGGAAAGAAGAAACAATCAAGAATACATCTGACCATCAATTCAGACAAGAGTTTGAAACAGAGTTTTTAGGTTCTACCAATACATTAATATCAGGCACCAAATTACAAAAATTAGTTTATCAAGACCCTATAGCTACACATGATGATATAGTAGTATATAAAAACCCAATCAAAGGATCACCAGAAAAAGGTAAAGACCATTTGTATTGTATTACTGTAGACGTTTCAGAAGGTAAAAATTTAGATTTTTCAGCATTTTCTGTTATAGACATATCTACAACTCCATACGAACAAGTAGCAAGATACAAAAGTTCTACTATTTCACCTATATTATTTCCTACAGTTATTCATAATGCAGCTAGATTATATAATGATGCCTATATTTTAGTGGAGATAAATAATAATCCACAGGTAGCAGAAGCTTTACATCAAGACCTAGAATACGAAAATCTATTTAAGATTTTTACCGGCAACAAAAAACCACAACAATTACATAGTGGATTTGGCCGAGGTGTTCAAATGGGTCTTAAAATGTCACAACAAGTTAAAAGAATAGGTTGTTCTAATCTTAAAACTTTAATTGAAGGTGACAAATTAATTGTTAATGACTTTGATACTATATCAGAATTAACAACTTTTGTTGCAAAGAAAACATCTTTTGCTGCTGAAGATGATGCAAATGACGATTTAGTAATGACTTTGGTAATATTTTCTTGGATAGCTACTCAAAAATATTTCAAAGAAATTGTAAATCATGATTTAAGAAAGCAAATTCAACTTGAGAATATGAATCAAGTTGATGAAGAAACTTTACCCGAACCTATCATTGAAGATGGTTTAGAACACGAATTTGAGATAATTGATGGTGATGTTTGGGAAAAAGCAGGTTCAGGCGAAATATATGCCAATTTTATCAAAGAAACCATTAGAAAACTGTAAACACAGTATTTCATAAATATTGTTATGGTATTTTAACTGCCAAGATACAATCAATAATTTAAGGAGAAAAACATGGCATTTCAATTGTCTCCAGGCGTTCTTGTAAGTGAAGTCGACCTAACCACGGTCGTGCCTTCAGTTTCAACTACAGCCGGTGCTTTTGCTGGAGAGTTTGTTTGGGGTCCAGTCAATAAGCGATATCTAGTTCCAGACGAAGTTACATTAAATAATAAATTTGGTTCTCCAGATTCCAATACTTACGTTTCATTTTTAACAGCTGCTTCATTCTTAGCATATGGTAATACATTATGGAATGTTAGAACAGCTAATAACACATCATATAATGCTGATGCAAATACATCAGGTACAAATATTCAAATTGCAAACGAAGACGTATTTCAAGCTTTAGGTTACATTTTTGGAACAGCTGGTAATGCATATGGTGCATTTATGGCTCGTTATCCAGGTGCTTATGGTAATTCATTAACTGTTACTATTGCTGATGCAGGTAACTGGAGTTATGTAAATACTGCATTCCAAGGTCTTGTAAACGGTGCTCCTGGCACTTCTGTTCAAGCTGCAGCTGCTGGTTCTGCTAACGATGAAGTTCATATTCTTGTTACAGATACAGGTGGTCTATTCTCAGGTACAAAAGGTACCGTATTAGAAGTATGGCCATATCTATCAAAAGGTTCTGATGCTATAGACCCTAATGGTAACTCTGCTTATTGGAAACAATCACTATTCAATAACTCACAATATATTTACGGTGTTGATGCTCCTCAATATGCAATTACTAGTTCAACATGGGGTAAAACATTAGCTTCTAATACAAGTTTTGCAGTATTATCAACAAATACAACATTTGCTTTATCTGGCGGTACATACGCTGCAGCAAATGACGCTGATAAAATTAATGGTTACGGTTTATTTGCAAGCGCTGATGATGTAGATATTTCATTAGTTATTACTGGCGGTCACGATGCAACTGTTCAACAATATGCTATCGAAAATATTGCTGGTACTCGTTTAGATTGCGTAGCATTTGTTTCACCACCATTATCTGCTGTTCTTAATACTCCAGGTAACGAAGTAACTAATATCACTTCATGGTACAATTCATTATCAATTCCTGCTCAATACGGTTCATATGCAGTTGCTGATTCTGGTTGGAAATATATGTTTGACAAATACAACAACACATATCGCTGGGTTCCATTAAATGGTGACATCGC